CTGGTTCATCAGCTATGATAAGTTTAGGTTTACAGGCAATAGCTCTTGCAATTCCTAATCTTTGTCTTTGTCCTCCCGAAAATTCATGAGGATATTTATATATTGAATCTTGTGGCATTCCTACTATTTCAAGTAATTGATATACTTTTTCTTTTTCTTCTTCCTTACTTAATTTTTCAAAATTTCTAATTGGCTCTGCCAAAATATCTAATACTCTTTTTTTAGGATTAAGACTTGACATTGAATCTTGAAATATCATTTGTACTTCACTATTGAATTTTAATTCTTTTCTAACTTTTGGATCTAGTATATTTTTTCCATTATATAAAATTTCTCCAGCAGTTGCTTTTTCTAGCCCTATTATTGTCTTTCCTATGGTAGATTTTCCTGATCCAGACTCTCCTATCAGACCATAAGTTTTTCCTTGTTCTATTACCATACTTACACCATCAACAGCATATACATGATCTACAACCTTGTTAAAAAAACCTCCTCTAATAGGATAGTGTACTTTTAAGTTTTTAATTTCTAATAAGCTCATTTTTTATCTTCCTCCTGAAATTTGAAAGTCTTCCAACAAGTACATCTAACAAAATGTCCTGGAAATGCTTCATGGAATTCTGGATGTTCCTCATGTGCTTCTTTTGGAATGTAAGGTATTCTCGCTGAGAATCTACAACCTTCTCTTGGCAGATTCTTTAATGAAGGTACCATACCTTTGATAACATGAAGTTCATCATTTTCGTTTGTATCAAGTTGTGGTATTGACTTTAACAAACTTCTTGTGTATGGATGTAGTGGATTAGTAAAAATTTCTTTACTTGTTGCAAGTTCCACTATTTCACCTGCATACATTACAGCAACTCTATCAGCTATTTGAGCCACTACTCCTAAATCATGAGTTATTAAAATTATTCCTGCTTTTATTTCCTCTTGCAAGTCTGCAATCAAGTCTAATATTTGTGCTTGAATTGTAACATCAAGAGCAGTTGTTGGTTCGTCTGCTATCAATATTTTTGGCTTACAACTAAGTGCTATGGCTATAACAACTCTTTGTCTCATTCCTCCAGAAAGTTGATGTGGGAATTGTTTGTAAATTCTTTCAGGTTTTTCAATTCCAACTCTTTTTAATAGTTCAAAAGCTCTCTCTTTTCTTTGTTCAGCATTTAGCTTAGTGTGATATATAAGTCCTTCTTCTATTTGCTGACCTATTCTTTGTAACGGATTTAATGCAGAAAGGGGATCTTGAAATATCATTCCTATTTTTCCACCTCTGATTTTATTGTACTCATCTTCGGTTGAATTAAGGATATTTTTTCCTTCAAAAATTACTTCTCCTGAAACTTTTGTAAAGTTAAAATTATGTAGTCCCATTATAGTTGTTGCTAATGTACTTTTTCCACAACCAGATTCTCCAACTATGGCTAACACTTCATTTTGATAAAGTGATAAATTTACATTTTCAACAGCATTGAAGTAGTCATCCTTAATTCTAAAAGCAGTACAGAGATTTTTCATCTCACATAAAATTGGTTTATTTTCGTCCATCAAGTCCACCCCTTTATTCTTATAATATTCCTAAGAATTTTTAATTATCCTATTCTAGCATACAAATCTCGCATTAGCAAACATCTCTAAGTTCTCAATCTTATATATTTTATATCATTATCATATATAATTTATATAATAATGTTGCACTTTTTCAATTTATGAACATAAAATAAAATTTGTTTTTTTACTTTGTTTTTATTTTTTACACTATCCACTAAAATAGAAATAAAAAAAGAGGGATTTTTAAAGCATTTTTCGCTCAAAAATTTCTCTTTTTTTAACTTTTTTATAAAAATTTTTCTACACACTTGGTATAAAAAATTCATACCCCTTTTTTTCAAAATAAATCCTACATTTTCTATTCACTTTTAATATTTCATTTGTTTTTAAATTTCTTAAGTAAATAGCAATTTCAAATTCACCATTTGGATAGTTTTTATTATATATTTCATAATCTTTTCCCATAATTCTAAAAAAATCTTTTTCTAATAAACCTTTATCTTCACAAAAACAAATAAATAGGAATCTATCCAAAAGTTTTTGTACCTTTTCAAGTAAAAGATTTTCAGGTGTTTCAGGATTATTTTTTTTCATATTTTCAACCCTTAAACAAAAAAATTAATGATAGAGTCGCGAAGAATCCAACAAGAAACGGAAAATCAGTGACCATCAGAAACCCCCGAAAAACTTATAAAACGAGCTACAATTTTGAAACAAAACATAATCACAAAAACAAGCACAAAAGGCGTAGCAATCTGCGAACCATACCCCATTTGCTCCAAAATCGAACAATCAGGAAAATTTAAAACTACCTTTTCAGCCCCGACAAACCAGTCTTTACCCTGTTTACGAGGGGCTATCAAATAACCCTCAGAATGCAAAACGGGGACAATCTGAGACACAACATAATCAGTCGCTATTTCATTTGTCTGAAAGCATTGCAAGCCGACACGCGCACCCATATTGCCCCCAGTTTCTTAACCGCGCATAAAGCCAGTAACGAGACGGAACGCTTTAATCAGAACATACACACCAATCAAAGCGACACCGACAGCAGAAACAACAGGAGCTACTTTACCGATTTCGCCTGTAATAGTGGTTGTTACGTCACCGATACCATCGGCCATAGACAGGGCAGAGGCGGTTGCCAGAGTTGCGCCAACGGCGACTTTTTTCAAATTTGCGAGTTTCATAGTTTTACCTCAAAAAATTAATAAAATTCCGCTTTCGGGGGCAAGCGGACAGCCCTAAAATTATTTCTGGGGAATAGGCTCTTTTTTATTCAGAACAGGCTGAATATCAACAATCACGTTTTGAACGCGATTACCATTGGTCTGTACTTCGATATCGATTTCCGCTTCAAACGGCAAAGGGATACCATTGAATTTTTCAAAGTTTTCAGAAGTACCGAATTTCATCGGCTCGGTTGCTGAACCACGCATATCAGCGTTATCACGAGCGAATGGAAATTCGACATAAACCGTTGTCGAATCGTAAGACTTGCCTGTATCATTCATCACGCCTTTGGAGCGTTTCAAGCCTTGCACTTTAGCGAACATTTTCATTTTTAAAACTACCTTCCTGCCTTTTAGGCTTTAGTGATTTAAATAGATTTCTCTATCCTCAAGAACCATGCCGAATTCATCAATCAATTCCAATTCAATAGAACCCTTGTATTCGTCATGAATAAATTCTAAATAACGCTTATCTTGCAGAGCATAGGACGCGGGATTTACTCTTTCTGGTAACGAGCCATCTTTTCTTTTAAGGCATTCAACTATTTCCGAATCCGACATTCCAAGTTGCAACATCATATTAATAGCTCGTCCTGCCTGATTACTTGCAACTTCCTTTACTCTTTCAATCGAAATCTCCAGCCTTTTTAACGCTGAAACCGTTCTTTCTGTTGAACCTTTCTCTTGCAATTTTTCGCAAATCGGAAATGCACCGCCCCAAAACTGGCCGGGGAAAAGAAGAATATCTAAAGGTAGAATACAATTCCGCCCCATAAACTGAAGCTCGAACCTACACCAATTCACGCCTGAAACATCGCCTTGTTCTTTTGCCTTGTCATAAATTCTCGCATAACATGACGACTGTTTAGAGCCTATACCCAAAGTCTTGCCTGTATTAGTATCATTCAACCAATCAGAACCGATTTGTGAAACCAAAGGTTTTTTTCCGCGCTTATTAAATTCGCCATGGTTATAAGCAACCCACGCAGAATCTGGCGTAATCTCGCACTCGAAAAAATCTTTCGCAATATCGCAACGCGTAATTTTTGGATTTGTCGCAAACATCAAAAATTTATATAAACGCTGTTCCCAGCCGTCTAAAGCAACATTGCAACCTTTACCGCTCAACTCAATCAGTAAAGTGTCATTCTGACCGCCGATATAAACTTGACCGTAAAGAACGCCATCGACCGAAATTTCCCACCTTTGGCCATAAAATCGACCTTTTCCGACCGGAACAGGGGACGACACCCCAAACCCAAAGATAAACTCTGAAATTTCCGACCAATTCCTTATAACGTCATAATCAGAAATCGGCGTTGAAATTCCCAACTGCTTACCGTTAACACAAAAACCAGTTACAGATGATTCGTGAAAAGTGAAACTCAAAGTATCAATAAAAGCGGAATTGCCGAGACCCTTACGAAGAGGAACGGCTTTAATATTGCCGTCGTAATCAATAACGTATTTCTCATAACGTTCATATTCCTGAGCTTCACAGTTACCGTCTGAATCTCGACCCCCCCTGTTAGATAGGGGGGGGGCATAAGCCCCAGAAGTTTTTAGCTGTTCAATTTTGCTCATTGATAACCCCCAAATCCTCTTTTTCCATACCGAAACAAACAGGAATTGCAACGCCTGCAACTACCCAAACTTCCGCACGAGAAACAGCAAGAACTTGAGAGCAATCATGAAAATATAACGTATGTAATAAAACGTTATTTTCACGACATTCAACGCGCCAGCCTGCCTCTTCTTGAATCACTTTTGCGCTACGCTTTTTCATGTTTTGACCTTTTTACAACACATAACTGTTATTTGCATTCATGCATGCAATTTTGGCATTGTATTCATGTATGCAAATATGCACAATACAAATATGCTTGTTAACAAGTAACGCCTTGTTTTATATTGCATAAAAGTTTTAGGAAAAATGACGCATGAAATCACTGAGAATCAAAGAAGAGCAGGAAGAGAGCATTAGACGGCTTGCCATCAATGCCAATAAGAAACTGATACAGCTTGGGCGCGAACCGCTGAAAGACAGCGAGCTTGCCCATATACTTCTAAACGAAGCAATTAAACGCGCCTACATCGGCGACGACGGCGAAATCACGATTAAGAAATAATGAAATACTTAAAAAATCTATTGCTTATTTCAATAGGCTTTTCAATCGGTTATTTCACTGGATTCATAAAAGGGGAATCAAAGGCAATTGAATGCCTAAAGACCCAAAAATCGACAGAGCTAAACTTATACTGTCTTTTTTCTGCCCCCAACGTCGAATTTATCGAACTGGACAAACTCGAAGAAACAAACCTACAAAATAAGGAGCAAACGCTCAAATAGAGAGCGTTTGCTCATTGAATTAAAATAAGCCCCGAAAAGGGGCTTATCATGGCAACACAATCTGAACTCATCGACCAAATCAAAGACAGGCTTTTTATCCTGTCTGACTATGCTTTATCTCAACGCTGGCAAGTAGAGCCGACCCGAATCAGCCAATACCGACGCGACCGTCTGCGACTTCCTATTCGGTTTATTGAGGACATTTCCGAACAAATCGGCATTGACGCGCTATCACTTATAAAAATGCTTGATACGGCGCGACTTACCAAGCAAAACAAGGACGCATCCAAAATCTTATTCTGGCGACCAAACGAAAAAGTCAGACGTTATCCGCCTCCGTGGGTAGAGAGAAAACACTTTTTCAGAAGAAAACGCTAGTTCGCATAATTTATATTATGTTAAATTATTATAAGTTATAATCATAATTTAGTAATTTA